GTGGGTGTAAATGATTTATCATAGATTGACCTTATCTATTCTATAATCAAACTCTTCTTCATTGTAAATATTTATCCTTTCTTCAAAGTGTTTTAATGTAAAGTTTTTTTTATTTTTGTATGACAGATCGTCTGATATATCATATAACGTTACATCATTCTTTGTTTCGCTCTTTCTTAATCCTCTACCAATAGATTGTAATACTCTAATTCTTGATTTACTTGGTGATGCAAATATCACATTATTAATATTTTTAATGTTAATACCAGTAGAGAATGTTCCATAAGAAGCAATAATTAAACTCTTGTTTGACTTCTCTGTTAGTCTTCTTATTTCTTCTCTTTTCTCTGCGTCAACACCACCATATACAAAATGTAAATCTCTATCTAGTTTTTGACATAGTTTATATAATACCATACCATGTTTCTCAACCATTTGATATAGTAATAGTGTATTACCTTTTAAAGTGTCGCATAGATTAAATAGAAATTTATTTCTTCTAGTGTTTGAAATTAAGTATTGAATTTCTTCAGCATAATTATTATCTTTAATAGACTTTGCTTCTTCCTCTTTGTGTTTTAATAATAAACATACAACATTTAATTTTGCAAGAGTATTACTATCTATTAGTTCTTTTGTTGTAATTACTTTTTCTGCTTTTCCAAATAATCCCTCTAATACTAATCTGTTTGTTTGTGTTCCGTCAAGTGTTCCTGTAAATCCAAAACGGTATGGACAATCTGTAAGTTTTTCCATAATGTTTGTTAATGATTTTGCTTTAAATAAATGTGCCTCATCCCCAATTACTACACCATAGTCTTTGAAAAATTTCTTTGGAAGTTTATATAAAGATTGCCATGTAGATATGACAACAGGTTTGTGTGTTTCTCTATCATGACCTGAATAGATTTTGTGTATTTGTTTTGCACTCCAACCATAGTCAACAAAGTCAGAAGCCATTTGTTCTACTAGTGAAGTTGTTGGAACAATAATTAAAATTCTTTTATCCATAAGTCTATAAAATCTACAAAGTACATAAATGATATATGACTTACCAGATGCAGTTGGCGATACAAATAATCCACGCTGTTTTGCCAATGCATCCATAATACATTGTAATTGATAATCTCTATATTCAAATGGAATTTTTAATGAGGTAATAAATCCAATAACATTTTCCTCTGTAACTTTACTATTAGTTTTTACATTATCGTCAAGAGTATATTCGATTTGATTATTATTTAAAAACTCTTCGATGTATGGAAGTAATCCTACATAAATTGTATTGTTTCGTAATGAGAATAATCTGATCTTGCCATCCCACATTCTGTTTCGAACAGTTGGCATAAATTTTGCACCAGGCACTTCAAAGGTAAAATAAGTTGATAACTCTTTTAATACTGATGGTTCTGAATGAATGTATAAATGTACATCATCTATTTTTTTAATCCAAGTAGTCATGATATTATATTTTCTGCAATACAACTAAGTTATTTTGGATTGTTACATACTTTGCTTGTTTGAATTTATTAATCCAATCATCTACAAACTTTGTGACATCCTCACTTAAATTGTAATCATGAAAAATACAATAACCATCGTCTTCAAGATTTTCCCAAAAATTCATTGTGTCTTTTCTTACTGCGTTTCCGTAATGATCTCCGTCAATTAAAAGACAACCAAATTTTTCTTTAGTTTGATATGTTTTTGAATCTTGTTGAATTATACTTAATCTATTTTTATATGTAATAGGTAAATACTTCATAGTATCTTTCAGTTTAAATTTTAAATCTATTGAAACAACTTTTCTAAAAGTATGAGCAGTTGCATCTAATAAAATTACAGTAGAACCACCTTGCCCTATCTCTAAAATATTGCCATAAGTTTTTTCTGTAATAAAGTTATCAAGGAATGAGTATTCCTCGTTTCGCATTTGTTTAATAGGTTCAAACCAATTGTCTTCTAACTTTAACATCATCCCATTAATCCAGCTTCAAATTTCATTGCCTCTAAACTATTTTTAATATCCCAACCTCTAGAATTGATTGCCTTTAAAACACCATCGATATACTTAACAGTTTCCTCTAAGTAAACTATTTTATTTTCTGAGTCAATGATTTCTTGATCTGATTCTATGTAAACTGATAAATCTGTTTTGAGTACTTTTAAGTCAAATGGTTTTGTTGCATATACTTTGGCATCTGCTTTTCCACCATAGTATTCCCACTTTTCTCTGTATAATCTTTTGTATTCGCCTTTTGCTTTTGCAAGTAAAAAAGCAAAGTTAGTTTTATAGTCTAAAAATTTTGCGTATAGTTCTTGTCCTCGTAAACTTTCTGTATCAAGATGATTTTTGTTTACGGGTAATTCTTTATTTACTATTTTTTTTAATTCGTCTAATGTCATAATATAATTTGTACACTAAAAAGTGTTTAATGTCAAGGGTTTTATTTGCTCGAAACCCATTTCCATTCTTCCTCTGTATAAGGTATCATTGTCGCTCCGTTGTTGTGAATTGATTATAGTTGTGTTATCGTATAGTATTTATATTGAAACTCTGCTGATGCTCTTAAATATTGTACATCTGTTTGTTCCTGTGAAAATTCTAATGATGATAATGATACAGGATATAAATCTTCAAATTTAACCTCTGCAATAGGATTGTTTTTATTTGTAAGTAAAGTTAGTGTTGCATCTGAAAACATTGCGTTTGCAGGTGTTGCCTTACCTGGTACTGAATCATTTTGTACACCTAGTTTATTCTGTGGTGTCACTGATTGATTTGCTTTGAAACTAGTAAACTGATCTCTTGATTGTGGGAAACCAATTGCATTTAACCATTTTTGTATTTCAATATAGTTTGTAAACTCTTCGTTTACTAGAAATCCAATAGATAAGTTTTCAAATGTTAACTCATCACCCATAACAGGAATTTGTTTTAGAGGTGTAGGAATAACTGCTTCACCAAGATTGATACCTGGTAAATTACAGTTGGTAATAAAAAATTGTACTTCTGGTAGTTGATTGATCTTTAATACAAACTGTGTTGGTGATGCGTAATCAATACTTTCTGGTTGTCTTCTAATAGTCATAATACTATTTATCTTCCTTGTCTAGATCATTCCACTCTTTACTAATGGATTGTTGTTTTAATTGTTTTTCGTTTTCTGTTAAAACAACTTCTTTTTTAGCTACATCGTCAAGTCTTTTTTTTACATTGTCTAATGGATTAGGTTTAAAATACCATGATAGTGATATTATTATACCAGATAGTATTATACCTGATATTAATATTCCTAGTAATTCTTTGAATGGTGATTTCATATTGTTATTTAGGGAAGTAAAAAAAAGGGCGCCGAAGCGCCCTTTCTTAATTTTTGTATCAACAAGGATTACATTAAGTTTGTAACTTTAACTCTTCTGTAATATTTGTTTGTGTTAGCAGAGATAGAGATTGCTCCATTTGCTCCAGCCGCTACTGTTCCTGTGTGGAACGGGTTAGCTGCGATACCGTATCTAGTTTTGAAACCGATTTTCGGTTGGAATGAGTTTTCTCCAACTGCTCTAACCATTTGTAGAGGTACATATGGGCAGTAGAACATACCAGCATCGTATGGTGAAGTTCCTTTGTATCCTACCACATAGTATTGTGATGCTGCAACGTTAGCTGCATACGGGTCAACATATACTTTGTATCTACCGTTAAGTACACCAGCGAAAGTTGTGCTTGTGTCATCAACGTTTAGGTTGTTGTTAAGAGCAGGTGTGTAATCTAATACACCAGCCATTTGTAATGCAGACGCAACATCAGCTGAAGTGATAATCATGTTACCTTTTCCTCTTCTGATTTGTTGTCCGATTGCGTTAGCGTCTCTTTCTATTGCAAACAATAGTCCTTTGAATTTCTCAACTGACCATCTTCCGTTTGAGTCTGTATCTAAATCAAAAATACCAGCAGTTGTTGTATTTACAGCCGCGCCTTTTACAGCAGAGTTGTAAATATTTCTTACTACTTCTCTGTTGATCTCAGTTAAGATTTCAGCAGATAGTATGTTTGCTAATTCAGTCTCAGCGTCTAAACCATGGATTGCTTTTAAGTCTTGAGCAAGTTCCATTGTGTATTCAGCTTTTAGAGCTCTTGATACAGCAGTTACAGTGTGCTTCTCGATTGAGAATGCCATTTCTGCAAATTCATCTGTACCATCACCTAAAGTTTCCGCCTGAGTAGTAGTCATACCTGTTACAGTTGAGTACGTACCAGCAGATGGTGAGTCGTTAAGAGCCGCAGGGTTAGTGCCTGATTGGTCACCTCCACCTGTGTTTCCAGCTGCGTCTTGGTTTGATAAGAATGGAATCTGTTCGTCAACTAATGCTTCTGCACCGTCGCCAGATGCTGCTCTTGCTCTCATTGCAAAAATCAGACCTGTTGGGCCAGTCATTGGTTGTACGCCACAGATGTCGTATGCTATTAAGTTAGGCATACTTCTTCTTACTAGTGAAATTAGGATTGGGTCCCAATTGTCAACGTTAGCGCCAGTTGCGTTAGTAGGTGCAGCTTCACCTAAAAATGCTCTGTCTTCTCTCATTGCTTTTTCTTGGTTTTCCAAGATCAAAGTAGTAACAGCTCGTCTGTAAGAATCCTCGATTTTTGGTAAATCTGAGTGTTCTAGGACTGGCTGCCACTTTTCTTGTAGATGTTGTGTTTGAAACATTTTGGTTTCTCCTTTATCTATTATTAATTGCCGTTAATTACAGCAGTTTTTCCAATTGCATTTATATATTTTGCCATTGGGGAACCCTCTGTAATGTCCTGTACAGCGGTGCCAGTTTCTACTTGTTCATTATCAATATTTTTTGTTTCAGTTTTTTGTCTTGGGAAGTAAGACTCTTTGATTGTGTTAAGCTTTTCAGCATAACCTTCCTCGTTTGAGTACTCAACATCTTTTGCCAAAGTTTGAAACTTCTCAATCTCTGTATCAGTTAAGTCCGATGAAACATCGTTCATAACTTTTTCTTTAATTAAAGATGAATTAGATTCTTTCGCTTCAACAACTTGTTGAATTGTTTCTTCTAATTTTTTCTCTAATTTAGAAATTTTATCTGCCTGATCTTCAAGTACATTGTACTTTTCATTAGGCACATCGATATAGTGATCTTCAAACAATGTTTTTAGACCTGAAATGAAATCTTCAGCGATCTCGCCTTTAAGTCCTCTTTCAAGGGCAAGTTCGTTTTCTTTCATCCACTCTTCTACAACATAGTTTAAATAGTTATCGACTTTTTCAGTTAAAGAGTTTCTATTCTCAGTTTGAGCTTCAATTAACTCTGAAGCATATTCATCTTCAAGTCTTTTGATCTCTGATCTGATTTTAGATTTAACAGCAGTTTCGAAAATAGTTGCTGCTTTAGATTTAAAGTCTTCAGATAGATTTGAGTCAGAGTTTAAAAGAGCATCTACATGTTCTTTTACATCTACTGATTTTAATCTTTCTTCAGTCTTAGCATCTTTCTCTATATTTTGTTCTTCAGACTTTTTAGACATTTTGTTCATCATTTCTTGCATCTTCATAGCATTTAATTTCTTCATGCCATCAGACATTTCTTTAAACATTTCGTCTTTAGTCTTATTCATAGAAGCCTTCATGTAAGAAGCATATAACTCAGACATTTCATCTTTTTTCATAGACTTCATTGCCTTCATCATTTGTCCTTGCATTTCTTCAATGTCAACGACTTCTTCTTTAGTTTCTTCTTTGTCTTCTTCTTTAGAATCTTTAGAATCTAAGGACTCTTTTTTCTCGTCCTTTTTTTCTTCTTCTTCTTTTAATTTTGGTTTTGCTTCAGGTTTACCTTCGCCTTTTTGTGCAGGGTCACCAGAAACTTCTTTAGCCTTAGCAACGACTTTCTTAACAGGAGCTTCTGCTGAGTCTGGTTCGACTACTGCTTTGCCCGTATCTTGAACTTCGCCTTTGGCCTTGTCCATCGGTTCGGCTTTCATTGCGCCTTTTTTAGGAGCATCAGCACCATTGGCTTCTTCTAATTCTGCCAAAACTTCCGCTTCTAATTCCTCAATGGTTTTGTCTAATTCATTAGCCATGGGG